CTGTTAATTATCGCTTCGCGCCAATCATTTATAAAGCCCATGTCATACTCCTAGAAAAACGGATTGTCCACTACTTGTACTTCTTGAATTATCATATCATCCTCTAAGGCATATCTCGCAGCATCAATAAGATGATTGTCTTTGTCTACTGGAATTCGCAAAGAATCGCCGTCCTTGTTTTTCTTCCAATGATATGTACTAAATTCACGCTTCGCATTCACACACTTAACGTCAATTATAATCTCTAATCCTTGTAACCATTGTACACCAAAGTTAACAGAATCCTTACCTTTTTTCGCTCCTCTTGCATTGACCCCGGCTATCTGTAATTCTTGAATAGACTTAGGCTCCGAGCTATCACAAGTGATTAAATCTTTTCCTATGAGATTCGTTATCTCTACACTTAGCTCTTGATTAGTCAATCCCCTCTCATAGAATTCATCATAAATAAATAGTCGTTTACGCATTTTGTCATAGTGCATTACTGGTATGGCAGCCGGGTCACTACTAAACCCAAAGTCTAATCCGTTACGTCTATTAGTTCTTTGTTCAACAGGTAGGTAATAATCGCCCTCTTTTGACAGGTCTAAACACTTCCAATTTTTGAATATAACATCACCAAGTATCCCCCATTTTCCTAACGTGTAAACGTCGTAGTAGTATTTGTCTTTTTCATTTTCAAGTCTAGATATGTCTTGTTTAGTCAGAAACTTATTATCTTTATAGGTTGTTTTTAGGATTGATATATTTTCATCCTGGTACTCTGTTTGATCATCCGCCCATTTTATTGATGCAAAGTAATCTTGATATATCCAGTGAGTTTGTAAGATAGGATTAAACAATAACGTGATTCTTTTGGTGATCTTTTCGTCACCACCGCGTAGACGCTTTTCTAGTTGTTTAATTGATTCTCGCTCTGTCTCTGTTGCCTCCTCTACTACAATATCAGTAATCTCACCAAGTTCCGGGGTAATTGATTTTATCTTTTCAACGTCATCCAATCCGCCAAAAAGTATTTGATACCCATTTGTACAAGTGATCGTAAACTCTGATTTATTGATCTTGAATTTATTGCTTACCCCCCACCGCTTGATTGTCTTTGTAACTTCATTATAAACAGAGTGCTTTATTGTTTGCGCTACTTGTCTACAAATAAGATAATTTCTACCCCCCTGAAGTAAATCTAATACAGTCCTCTCGCCAACAGCGAAGACTGATTTTCCAGATGAACTACCTCCAAATATAATTTGAAACGGCGTCATATCGTGCAACCGTTTCAAATAAACTTTGTTCATTACCTTTGTGTGAAACTCTATCTCACTCATTGTCATCTATAAATTTTACAACGATTTTCTCCCCCCCACTGGTTACGTCTACCTTGTTACTATCCCCCCAATTATCAGGGTCGTGTCTCTTTAGATATTCGAGAGCCGCCCGCCACTCTCCCTCCATACTTGCCTTAGTGATTACCTTCGTAAAGTTAGAAAATGCGGTGCTCTTTGCCTGGCTCACAGCATAAAAAAAATAAAAATACTTGCCTTTCTTTTCTTCTTGACCGCGCTTCATCCAGTTGTTAAATGTGATGTAATCAATCCCACACGCCCCAGCCGCGTCAACGTAAGACACGCCAAGAGATATATCCTTGACTATCTTTTCTTGTACTTCGTTAGTTAATTTCGTAGGTCTACTCATATTATTCTAGGAGCGGAACGGTCGGACTTGCGCCGCCAGTTTGCGCATTGGATTGCGCCGCGTTATCTATTTCGCCTGTTCCGCAGGACTTCTTAGGATATGGCTTGCGTAGTGGTTCTATTTGTTTTCTCATTTCATCATCAAGTGGGTATAAATACCGATATTTTTTACCCTTTATAACTTCAAATCCCTTAACTGTTCCGTATCTGTGCCGTATGGTTCGGCCGTGTTCTCTTTTACCGTTTATTATAACACCGGCCTCACCGTTAAATTCTCCCGTATAAATCCACCCGTCAGCCTGATATATTCCGCCATAATGCCCTTGTTCATTGTCTGCAAAAGATACAATTAGCCGTAAATTAGGTGAAAGTTTATATAGCATCTTTCTTGATATTGAAACTATTCTACTTGTTTGTGATTGATGAATGTTTAGCGCGACTCTCTGTAATTCACATAATTGGTGTGGTGTTAATTTATAAGATTTACTTAGTGACGGGAACGGCGGTCTACCATAAACAACTGAGCCAATAAATTTATTGTCCTCCCAAACACCAATACGAACATCCCCGCCCATTGGCATACATTTACTATAATGCCAATGTTCAACTGCATATTTAGCGGCTTCATGTGAGCACCAATCAAGGCGTAAACTCATGTCCACACTCCGGGCAAGTTACTGGTTTCTTTTGATCTAATCGTCCTTGCTCGTCCTCTCCAACTGGTTGAAAATTGGGTACTTCGCTACCTAACAACTCATTCAACGCGGCAATATCTCTTGACCAATCGTTTACAGTTTCCTCGTTTAACCCCCACCCTTGCAAGTCATCCGCATCCCACGAACTTACCACATCCCAGTTATATCGACCAACCGCGCCACTTCTCAATAATACCGCTATCTTTTGGCGTTCCTTTTCCGTTAGCAGTCTTGACGCTTTTCTGCAATCGACTTCGATGTCCCCGTATTTTGCAAGCCAGGTATCAAGTCTTTGGTGCCCGTCCACTAATTTATTTTCAGGATCGACCGCTAAAGTCTCAATCTGACCAAACTCATTGAAACATTCTACCAATCGACCAGCAGCTTCTTTGGATATTTCAGCCGGGTTATTCTCCCACTTTTTCAACTGTGAGAGTTTTAGTGTAACGTTAGTCCATTTGATCGGTTCACTCATACCACTCCAATTATGTCAGACACTCAAAAGTTTCCACTCATAAATATAATCATAGCGAATCATCAATTTTGTTTTATCAGTGAAATATAAAACGATAAAATTATCCATGTATTCTTCCAGTATTTCAAAACGCTCAATAGTTTTACCGTTTAGTTGGTCTTTGATGTCGCGTTCATTTTCGCTTTCTGCGATTACATTCATCTCTCATCCTCTCAATCTTATGTATGACTCACCGGTCAACCTGGAGTTTGAAACAATTTGATATTTGTTTTAACCCAAACCCCAGGGAGCGTAGAAGGCCGGAATAACAGTTTCGCTCTTTGCTCTCTCGCCTCTCGGTTATCAAGCCTACCAACGAAAGCATATAAATATTATACATCATTTGTATCGAGTATTATTAAATGCGAAGGCCTCCAATTGGAGGAGGCCATCAAGAAATATGGTTTTGTTTAGGGCACGACACTATTATATTACACCTTTTTTTGGAATATGCAAGTGGTAATCGGCTATTGTTTTTCCGTTTTCATTCATCACATAAACATCCCCCTCAAAAATAGAGGTCGTTTGACCTTCCTTTGTTCCAAAAAGCATAATCCCTCTAAACCCCATTATTTCCGTTGGATTATATTCCACACTTGAAACTTCTTTTACTACTTCGCTTCCATCTGGAAATCTTACTTTTGCTGTTAACATATTATGCTCCTATTTCTTCTAGGCTTACCTGATTGACATGGTCGGCACTTTTTCATGCGGATTTATACGTTATCTGCATGACGGCTTATTACGTTTCCCGACCATCCGGAATAAGCAACTCATAGAAATAATTATACCATAACGCAAACTCCCCCGGTGCGATGGGGGAGCTGCTTAAGGAGGAGAAAATGAAATACTATTCCATTTTATCACCTTTTGAAAAGATTACAACTGTTTAGTGGCGTTCTTTACAGCATCATAAATACCGGATGCAACCAGACCTAGCGCAACGCCAAAGATGACCACACCAAACTAACCGGAGAATCCAACCGGTACGGCAATGCTACATTGATAGCCGATCCCAAGTCCAACTCCGATCAAGACACTAACAACGATCAACCAATTACCCTCCAATCCAAGTCTCTTGACAAATTCGACCAAGCCAAGAACAACAAAGACAAGAGGCACTCCTGCAACTACATAGCTTGAAAAATCCATTTTTTACTGCTCCTTTTCTGAATATTCGATTGTTACCTTATTGTA